TCATTTGGGACATCTGCCTCTGCTGAATCATCCTCTGTGCCTCTTCCATTCCCGTGGGCTTGGGAGCGGACTGTCTTCGTGCAATCTCCTCTTCTTGTGTGGGCTGAGTGCCAATTGCATCATTCTGCTTTTTACGGTTAAATAGTGCCACTACCTGATTACCTCCATCCTCTTCATCTTAGGCTTGGCTATGATATCCTCCTTTGGTATGTCAAGGAACACAGCCATAGGAGATTTGTTATATTCGTCTTTAGGAGCGGACATCCTCGGCTTAATAGGTCTTGCCATGCACAGATACCGAATGGCATCGGCGCAATTGTGGGATATGACACCGCCTTGAATTACAAAGCTATGTGTATCCTCGACTTCAAGATTGTACACATCCTCTTTGCCGGAGTAAGTAATGCTCTTTATTTTCATTTCTCTAATACTCCGTTTCTCACAAGCATTCTCCTAATTACTTGTACCTCCAATTGTTTTTACCTCCATACCTGCCTCTAGGTCTTTAAGATGAATCCACTCCCCATTTGGGAGCATAAACCTATGGTCATCAGTACATTTGATGGTTGTGCCATCCTCTAATTCTATTTTGTAAACGTCAGCCTTTCTTCGTGTGCATCTCGCATCGAAGTATCGGTGATATTTACCATCGTGCGACAATACGAAGCCTTCTGTACCAACAAGGTCTTTTATCTCCTTGTAGCCTTCAGAAGTAAACACCAAAGTATCACCCGATAGGCAATGGTCTTCTCCGTCCGTATCAACGTCTTCTGGCTTATGCGTGTCATACATCAAAAGCGGCAAGGTGCGAATCGTTCCCTTGCAGTTTTTGAATATATACATCATCGGGTATCCGTTCTCGTTGAAATATAGTCTGTAGTGAAGCTGAAGCCACCCTGCAAGCCTTTCGTGGTCACCCTTGTTAAAATATATCTGATACTTTGATGCCGTCTCTGCAATGCTCTCGCCGTACTCTGCATTCCATATCGCAGGGTCGGCAACACCGATTATCTTCTTGCCCTTGAGCCACCGATGCTCCGTCTCGATTTCGTGCATCTTCTGAAATACCTGTTGAGGAGTCCATTTGAGTCCCTCGTTTGGAGTATTCGTGCATCCGTAAAATTCAAGGATGTTATAGAGGATGCCATCGTGGTCGCAGGCGAAATATTCGCAGGCAAAAGGTTTGTTGTAGCCCCAGTCAAAGCACCGATAGATTGTCCAATCGTTCGGTATCTCAAACGGCTCTATAACGTGAGTCCATTGCCGGTCAAGATAATGGTCGGGCCTATCCGAAAACTCTTCAAAGAACTGTCCTTCATAAACATCCCAAGAGCCGTGTAGCCATGCATCTCTCAGCTTTGGCGGCAATGCCTCAAGTTGTTTTATGTAGTCCGGCTGAGATGCCATAAGCACCTTATTATCGGTCACAAGGCTTTGAATGAATGTATAGTCATCGGGATTCTCGCCATCGTCATATCTCTTGTCGATGAAGATTCTCTTGATGTACTGATGACCTTGACCGCCGGGGTTGCAGGTGTAGTAAATTCTCTTCGGAAATGCATTAACACCACGGAGACAAGCCGTGATGGTTTTCATTTGATATTCCGATAGGTTTGTTGCCTCATCCAAAAAGATTATGTCCCACTCAGAGCCTTGGTACTGTTGCAAATCGGAATCATTGCTACAATACCCACCCTTGATGATTGAGCCGTTGGCAAAGTTAAAAACCTTTTCGGACTTGTTGTACCTTGCGATGTCGTACAACTCGGTAACCAAAATGTTAAGGTGGTTGTTCAGCAGTTCGGGAAAAGTTCTGCGGACAATCAGTATCTTGATGCCCGGATATCTCAAGGCAAGCAACTTGGCTTTTGTTCTTACTGCCCAGGACTTGCCGCCGCCTCGTGCGCCTCCGAAACCGATGTGCTTTGTGTTTGCTCTCAGGAACTGTTTCTGCTTATCGCTCGGAGGATTTATCGCAAGAGTCTTCATAGGCATCACCTCGCTGTGAAAAAAAGCATCACCCTCCATATCCCCCACCGTATTAAAACTGACGGCTGTGCTGCCACAATTGATGCTTTTTGAAATTTACATTTTTGCGGAGAAGAGTTTCTTCCGTCCGCTGATATGAATCACAGGGCATTCCTTGGATGACGGCTTAAACTCAAAAGCCTCACCGTAGCCTCCGTAATCAAGCTCTGCTGATGTGTTGACGAATAGCCGCTCCACGTTATTGACGTGGCAATTCGACACATCCACTCGGTGGAAACTGTTCCGCATCATCATCGGAAGATGTGTGTGGGAGTGAATGTATATGTCGCAATCAATCACGTTAGCCATATCTGCCAACCGAATGATTTTAGAGCCTTCTTTTCTGCCGCCGCCGCTGCCGTGGGTAACATAAAAACTGTACACTACCGGCACTAACTTGCGACCGCTCGGAACTCTTCGCTGACCTATCTTTACGAACAAAGCGCAAGCCGTCTTGGAGTATCTGTCAAGCAAGCCAAGCTGTTGTGCGGCAACACCTGTCAAATCTATGCCCTCTTTGATGTAGGTGCGGTTTTCGTGGTTGCCGTTTGTTATGCAGAGGATTTTATCCTTGATAGGCTCAAACAGAGTCGTGAACGATTCGAGCTGTTGCATTGGAGTCAGCTGCTCTGCATAACTGTCGGAGACGGAGGTCTTTGTGGCATTGTTCATAATGTCACCGTTGAGGATGGCAAAGGCATTCGGAGTGTTCTTCACATAGTCGATGCGCTCTCGGATATGCTGGATATCACAGAAGGCATCACCTATGTGTAGGTCTGCGAATGTGTGTATCTCTGCCGACTCCATACCTCTCGGCAATTCAACCTTGACAGTTTTCATAAGGCTTATGCCTCAACGGTAGGTTCAACATACTCCGTCAATGCTCCTGATGCAACGAGAGATGCGATAAGGGCATTGAGCTGTGTAATAACATCGGTTGCATCGGTTGCATTCGCAACAGCCGCACCAATCTTTACACCGCCGATTGCGGTAGCACTTGCGGCAGGGAGTACATATGGTACAATATCTTTCCACTCGGCACCGTCTGCCGTGCGAGTCCATACCTGACCGACAACACCCACTCTGTCGGCATGTCTCGGCTCGGCTCGATTGATGTTATCGATGAGGTCGGCAACCTCGTCCGGCACGGACTGTGTAGTGCCTGCCTTGTAACTGTAAACAATGCCGTTGATATTAACGATAAAAGGGTCGTAATTGCTCGGGATGGTAATGCTTTTCATTTCTTATCCTCCTAATTTGCAAAGTCATCGAGTTCAGACTCGATAACTACTCTGATGTCTTTATTTGCCTGCTCGATTTGAGCCTCTTTGCGGAGCTTGTCTATTCTTGCAATCTGCTCCTGCATATCAAGCTCGGACTTGCATCCCTTGATGTCTCTCAAGTCCTTAAGTGATGCGGTGATTTGTCTTATGCTTTGAGAATCGATTATGAGAGAACCGTCAAGCACTCCGTCCTCTATTTTTTGCAGAAGCACGTCAGCAACAGTCTGTATGTTTACAACTCTTTTAGCGTCTTGACTTGCGACAGACTCAACGATTTTTGCATCGAAATTGCTATTTTTCTGCTTCCGCAAGTCTGCCCATTTTTCTCTTTTGAATCTGTGATAGAGAGTGCTGGGCGAAACACTATACTTTTCTGCGAGTTTGCGGTAACTCACATCTGTTGAGACATACTCTGCCTTGATTTTCTTCCAATCAGGCATTGTATCACTCCTTAATGAATACATTTTATATCGTTGCAATCACAAAAAAAACCCCCCCTAAATGCACCTAAAACAAGAGGCCCGAAGCAATGCTCCGAGCCTCTGTTGATTATATTTCATGTATACGAATGCCGTGGACATACAGCATCAGTTTTCTCTTGATGATGTATTCCTTTGTTTTGACTCCTTTGGTATCCTCAACGACAGTCTCGCCGTCATATTCATAGACAAAGTCTGCCTTATAGGAAACCTCTCGCTCAATCAGTTTTCCGTTCTCATCTCTTTGTGCCGGGATGAGAACATACTTGACTTGCCGCCTTAGGTCGGTTATCTTCAATATGCTTTCCAAGAGTTTCAGCTCGCACCATCTGCGGTATTCCTTCCGGGAATCAAAGGTTTCGCCGTCTGCTGTGACTTTTTGAGAGTGATACTTATTCGTGTTGGTTCACCTCCCACCTATGGCGGCTACCGTCATTGTAGCCTTTGTTGTAGCCTGCGGCATAGTATTTATTCTGCTTTGCAACAATCCCAACGGCAGATTGAATCTTTCGGATGAGCTTGAGTTTTTCGTTGCAGTTTTTGCATACCAAGCGGCTTCGCTGACCGCAGTATATACAATGGTTTTGTACTCCTTTCATTTGCCGCCCTCCTTTTCATTGACAAGGTCAAGCAGCCGCCGGACCTTTCGCACCTTAATTGCTTCGACATCTGCGGAGCATTTATTGATAAGTTTGAGCTGTGCAAGCATAATCTCGACATCTGCGATTTCTTCGGAAATGTTATGCTTATGTCCTCTGTGTTTTTTACTTATGGCTTGTATCAGCTCTGCACACTCTTCTTGTGCAAGGTTCTCTTGTTCCCGCGCTCCGAAATAGTGAATTGCCGCAACAAGTATTTCCTCATAGCTCATTCCTTCTCACACTCCATTATCACAGATTTCATCAATCTTTCCTTATAAGCCGCTGTGCGAAGACTTCTCAATATCTTCCTCGCCTCATCTGTGTTACAATCCTCCTCGATAGTGTGGAAACAGTAACCGCATTCCATGCACTTGCGATGTCGATAAACTCTCTCACCATCGGTGGCAGATTCGATCACCCTTGTCTCTTTTCCGCAAACCGGGCAAGTCATTTCTCGTCGCTCCATTTCAAAACTCCGCACTCTTCCACCATATGGAATTTATTTGCAAAGTCAATAATTTTAGCAAGTTCTCGCTTTGTTTCTTCTGAAGCATTTTTGCTATTAAGCCCAGCCGACACAAGATGATATGCTATTTGTATCAGCTGTCTATCGTCAAAGTGTGCTTTTAAGCTTCCACACCATAACGGCAAGCAAGAATAATCAATATCAGCCCCTTTGAGGTCAGCCTCTTCGAGGTCAGCCCATTTGAGGTCAGCCCGTTTACCACCTTTACCTTCAATCCACATTTCGTGTTGTTTTAAGATTTCATTAAATTCATTTTGTGTCATTTTTCACTCGCTCCTTTGTATTTGAACTGTTCACAAGGACTCTCATCGTATGGAGTATAATCTCCGCACATATCTTTGTGGATACAAACTTTACAAGTTCTTCCAAACCCACTCTCTTTAGGCG